TCACGCTGCAATCGGCTGCATTTACTGACAACAGCGGAAACAACTACCTAGTTAATTCTTCAGGAACACCAACCGTCACCGGCAACTCGCCGTTCAACACGGTGGGGTATTGGTCGAACTATTTTGATGGGTCTGGGGATTACCTCTCTGCGGCCAGTAATACGGCTTTTGATTGCAGCACGGGTAATTGGACGATTGAGGGTTGGGTAAATGTAACTACCCGTACCACAAACTACCCGCTGTTTTTTGGCAACAATAGAGGCAGCTTCACCACAGATGCTTTGGCTTTGACAGTTAGCAACTCTGACAGTGCATCTTATAACGATAAATTTGTTTTTGCATGGGGATCTGCGGGCTTTTCAAGCCCATCTGCCGGAACATCCGCTCTTCTTGTTTCAAGCGTCACTAATTCAATTAATACTTGGTATCACTTTGCGGTGGTCCGAAACGGCACATCTATTAAAATGTATCGAGACGGTGTCGAGGTTGCAAGCGCTACCATTTCTTCAGGTGCCACATTTAACTGGGGCTTCAATGGCGTTCTTGTTGGAGGCGGAAACTGGGATGGAGCTAATGGATACATTAACGGCTACATTTCTAATTTAAGGCTTGTCAAAGGCACCGCTGTCTACACCGCTGCGTTTACGCCTCCAACCTCACCGCTTACCGCGATCAGTGGCACGTCGCTGCTGACTTGCCAAAATGGCCGGTTCGTCGACAACAGCACGAACGCTTTTACCATCACGGCAAACGGCAACACATCGGTCCAATCTTTCGACCCCTTCTACACGTCCACCATCGCCAGCAACGGCGGCTCTTCATATTTTGATAACACGGGTGACTATCTCGCCATACCAGCGTCACCTTCTCTGGCGCTAGGATCGTCTGCTTTCACTTTAGAGGCATGGGTTTATGGTTCAGGGTCTTGGTCAACAGATCCAATTTTTGAATGCCGCGCTTCAGGCGGCTCATCTTCTGGGTACGCATTTCTAGTGAATTCTAGCGGCTATCTTAATGTGTATACAGCCGGTGCCTTCGTCGGAAATTCAAGCACTACGCTTAATTTGAATTCATGGAACCACGTTGCTTTGGTGCGCACTGGCACGGGAAGCAACCAAACTACATATTATATCAATGGTGTTGCTTCAGGAACCATAACGCTTTCTGGCAACTTTACTGATGCTATCACAAATGAGACTAAGATTGGTGGATCTACGACTGCGGGTGAAATCTGGAATGGGTATATTGCGAGCGCACGCATCACTAAAGCTGCTGTCTACACCACCGCCTTTACGCCATCCACGACGCCTCTTACGCCATCAGCCAATACGGTTCTTCTCGTCAACGGCATGAACGCTGGCATCTACGATGCGACGGCGATCAACGACATGGAGACTGTCGGCAACGCGCAAGTCACGACTGCGGTGTCTAAATATGGTGGATCGTCGGTGTATTTTGATGGGTCTGGGGATTATCTTTTCATACCGACCGGCCCTCAGTTTTATTTTGGCACCAGCGACTTTACGGTAGAGGCATGGATTTATCCAACTGGCGGGACAGGAAACAGACACGTTTTCTCTGGCGGCCAAGCCAATGCACTTGCGGTGAATTTAAATAGCAGCGGCAAGATTGCGGTTGCAAAGTCTGCTGTTGTTGAAATTGCCGCAAGCACAACCACCATATCAACCTCAACGTGGACATATATCGCCATCACAAGAAGCGGAAATACGTTTCGTGTATTCGTAAATGGGACGCTTGAGGCCACAGTTACGTCTTCCCAAGATTTTACTAGCTTCAGCGATAATCGGGTAGGCTATGAGATCGGTTCTTCCTACTATCAGGGCTACATCGACGACCTACGCATCACCAAAGGCGTCGCCCGCTACACGTCCAACTTCACGCCGCCAACACAGGCGTTCCCAACTTACTAAGGAGGAAGCACATGGCAGTTACTTTAACTTGGGGCGTTGCAGCCATGGAATGCTTCGCCCAATTGGCTGAATATCAGGATGTCGTGTTCAAAGTTAGCTGGACGCTAACGGCCTTGAATGACGAAAATGGCAGCACTGCAACCACGCAGGGCGTCCAAAGTGTCCCCATCGATCCAGAACGTCCATTTACGCCTTACCCGGATCTTACTGAGGCTCAGGTGATTGGCTGGGTGCAGACGGGCTTGGGCACGGCGCTGGTGGCTCAGTATGAGGCTGACGTGACCAATCAGGTAAACCCTGAGATCATTACGCCGCCTCTGCCTTGGGCGCCGCCTCCTCCTCCTCCCCCTCCCCCGCCTCCGCCTCCGCCTCCTCCGCCAGATCCGACGCCGGAGCCAGACCCTGCTCCTGTCACGGCGAATGAGTCTTCATCGACAGGCGCGCCCACAGAGGTTGCGCCAACCGCATAAGCTGAATAAGGTAGCCCCGATATTTTATCGGGGACTATCTTATGCCTTTCAGTTCGGACAGCGGCAAAGCTGCGATCAAGCAAGCAATTAAGCGCATTAATCCCAAAACGGGTCTGGATATCGGGTGTGGATCTGGCACTTACGCCAAGCTCTTCCCCGATATCTCATGGACCGGCGTCGAGATTTGGGAGCCATATATTGAGAAATATGGCCTAAATGACCTTTACGACCAATTAATTGTCGCAGACGCCCGTAAATTCTCCACCACAACCAAATATGATGTGGCGATTGCCGGCGACGTGCTGGAGCATATGACGGTCAATGAGGCCAGTGCGCTGGTCAAAAAGCTCAAGAAATACGCCAAATACGTCATCATCAGCATCCCTTTGGGCCACTACCCGCAGGACGAATATGACGGCAATCCTTACGAAAAGCATGTCGTCGATAATTGGTTTGACGAGCAAGTTAAGGGTGCCTTTGGGCTGCCGCTAAAAAGCATCATCGACAACGAAATTGGCGTTTATGTCTATGGCGATGAGCCGCTGCCGCTAAAAATCTGCGTTTATGCCATATCCAAAAACGAAGAAATGTTCGTCGAGCGCTTCTGGAATTCATCCAAGGATGCCGACCTGATCCTGATTGCTGACACTGGCTCGACTGACAAGACCGTCGAATTGGCGAAGGACTTGGGCATTTCAGTGCCTGAGATCTGCATCACGCCTTGGCGGTTTGACGACGCGCGCAACGCCGCTCTGGCTCTTATCCCTAAGGATATCGACGTTTGCGTCAGCCTTGATCTGGATGAGGAGCTACAGCCCGGATGGCGTGAGGAGATCGAAAAGGTTTGGGATCTCGATACGACGCGCCTGCGCTACGGCTTTGATTGGGGCGCTGGGATCGTCTTTAAGTACGAAAAAATCCACGCACGGCATGGCTATCGTTGGTTGCATCCGTGCCATGAATATCCGGTCCCGTATTTAATTAACGAGAAATATGCGAACACGGACATGCTTATGGTCATTCATAAGCCAGACCCGACCAAGAGCAGAGGCCAGTACCTGAACCTATTAGCCATGTCGGTGCAAGAAGACCCGCATGATCCGCGCAACGCCTTTTATTATGCGCGCGAGCTTTCGTTCCACGCGCGCTGGGCTGACGCTATTCGCGAATGCGAGCGCTATTTGGCGCTCCCGGGTGCTAATTGGGTTAATGAGCGCTGCTATGCCTATCGCGTCATGTCGCGCTGCTATGATGCCCTTGGCGACTGGGATAATGCAATTAAGTCTGCGCGTCTGGGCGTCATTGAGGCGCCACACACCCGTGAGCCTTGGTGTGAGATCGCCAAGCTGGCCTATCAGCGACACCAATGGGCTGAGTGCTATGGCGCGGCCATGTCGGCCTTGGCTATTGAGCAGCGCGAATGGGTCTATACCGTCGATCCGGCTGTTTGGGGCGCGATGCCGCATGATTACGCCAGTATCGCGGCATGGCATCTGGGCTTAAAGGATATTGCAGTTGAGCAGTGCAAGCTGGCGATTGAGAAAGATCCGAATGATCAGCGGCTTCAGCAGAACCTTAAATTCTTCATTGGAGAAGAGGATTAAGTCACATCTGGCTTCTTGTTCGATTTCTTGCTAGAAACGCCGCAACGGATACAAGGCGAGCCAGAATGCCATGACAGCGCCCCAGACAACACCTCTTACTTATAACGGCTACGTTACGCAGATTGCGACCATGGCCGTGCTTGATACTCAGACCGTAAGTGGCGTCGTCGAGGGCGTTGACGCGGCATTTAATGCCATCATTCCGCAGATGCTGAATTACGCAGAACTGCGCATCCAGAGGGATTTGGACCTGCTTCCGTCACAGGGTGAGCGCACATATTTGCTCACCGACGGGAACAATAGCCTCCAGATTGACGTTGAAGATTTCGTCACGATCCAGACCGTCGTGCTTAATTATGGCGGGGTGCTTTATCCCCTTCTGCCGGTGACAAAGGACTTTCTGCAAAATGTTTGCGGTTCGTCGGGCACGACAGAGAGGCCGAAATATTATGCCATGTATGGCGGCGACATCGCGACTGGCGGAAATAATTATAACAACATCATCGTCGGCCCCTATCCTGACGACAATTACACGGTGAACGTGACGGGCACCATCCGCCTGCCGACGCTTTACCAGAACGCGACGCAGGCTCTGGCCAACACGGGCACGACGTTTATCAGCACTTACCTGCCGGATCTGCTGGTTCAGGCCAGCATGATTTACATTGCGCAGTATCAGCGCAACTTTGGCGCTGCGTCTAATGACCCGGCGATGGGGCCGACCTATGAAGCCCAGTATCAGAACCTTCTGAGGGGCGCCGGGATCGAAGAGGCCCGCAAAAAGTTCACTGCTGCTGCTTGGTCCTCAATGTCGCCCGCAGTGGCGGCAAGCCCGTCAAGGTAAACCGCATGCCTCACGCCAGTTTGAAGCTATTACCCGGCGTCGACCAGAACGAGACGCCAGCCTTGAACGAGGCCGGCATTTCGACTGGCAACCTGATCCGCTTTATTTATGACCGCAGGCAGGGCGCTCTGGTCCAGAAGCTTGGCGGCTGGACTAAATATTACCCCAACACGCTTCCGGCTGTGGTTCGCGCTTTGTGGGCATGGGAAGACACGCAGTCTGTGTCTCACCTTGCCTATGGCACGCAGAATATCGTCACCACTGCGCAGCTTGGGGTTATTACGAATGGCGCCTTAAAGGACATCACGCCGCGCCTGACTGATAATGACATTGCGGCTGCTGTCTCCACCACCTCTGGCAGCAGCATTGTGACGATCACGGACACGACCGTCACCGGCATCACAAACTACGTTTCCGTCTTCATCACGACGCAGATCTCGATTGGCGGCCTTATTCTTTTCGGGATGTATGAGTGCGATCCGGACGGATATGTCGGGGCCACGACATATACCATTCAGGCAATTAACGCGATTGGTAACCCGCTGGCGGCAACGTCCACATCGACAACGCCTGTCTTGCCGCTGTTTTCGACGACTGCCGGTCAAGCGCAGGTCACCGTCACGCTGCCTAATCACGGTTACGCCGTTGGCGATACCTTCCCGGTTCTCAATTCCACGACTGTTGGCGGCGCGACCTTCTACGGCAATTACACGATTACCAGCGTCACCAGCACCAGCGCTTTCACGATCAACGCCACAAACACTCCTAGTTCGACCACCACAGGCTATCTAAACGGCAACGAAGCCCATTACATCTATAGCTACGGCTTCGGGTCGATCTCGACCGGCACAGGCTATGGCGTCGGAACTTATGGGGGCGGGGGCTACGGCACGGGCACGTCTGTCACGCCCAGCACCGGCACGGCCCTTTCTGCCATTGACTGGAGCCTTGATAACTGGGGCGACGTGCTGCTGGCGTCGCCAGTTAATTCTTATTCGCCGCAGTTCCAGCCGATCTATCAGTGGGGCGCTAACAGCGGGAACCCAACGGCGACTGTTATTTCTAACGGCCCGACCGTCAATGATGGCTTTTTTGTGGCAATGCCTCAGCGCCAGATCATCGCATGGGGGTCGACCTTTAATGGCGTCCAAGACCCGCTTCTGATCCGCTGGTGCGACGTTAATAATTATGACGACTGGATTGCGACCACCATTAACCAAGCGGGCTCCTACCGCTTGCCTAAGGGGTCACGCATCGTGGGCTGCATTCAGGGGCCGCAGCAGGCCATCGTCTGGACGGATATTGGCGTCTGGGCGATGCAGTATATCGGGCAGCCGTTCGTCTATTCATTCAACGAAATCGGCTCTGGCTGTGGCCTGATCGGGCGCAAGGCTGCGGCTTCCATCAATGGCGTGGTTTATTGGATGGGGCCGTCGCAGTTCTTCTCCCTGACCGATGCCGGTGTGCAGCCTGTCGCGTGCCCGATCTGGGATGTGATCTTCCAAGATCTCGACACCACTAACGTCCAACGCATCCGCGTTGCCGTTAATTCGCGCTTTGGCGAGATCACATGGTATTATCCGACCCTGAGCAGTGGCGGCGAGGTTAATGCCTATGCCAAATATAACGTCCTGCTGAAGACGTGGGACTTTGGCACCCTTGGCCGATCTGCGTGGATCGATCAGTCAGTTCTGGGTCCGCCTATCGGCGCAGATCCTACGTCTAACTATCTTTACCAGCACGAAACGTCGACGGACGCTGACGGCGCACCCATGAATTCGTCTCTCCAGACGGGTTATTTCGCGCTGTCTGAGGCGGATGTGCTGACTTATGTCGATCAGGTTTGGCCTGACATGAAATGGGGCTATTATGCCGGCACGCAGAACGCGACCATAAACATGACCTTTTACGTCACGGATTATCCGGGCCAAACGCCTAGAACATACGGCCCGTATCCGGTGACGCAGGCCACGACATATATTTCTCCGCGCTTCCGTGGTCGCCTTGTGTCGATTGGCCTCTCGAGCAATGATGTCGGCTCTTTCTGGCGTATCGGTAATATCCGCTATCGCCTGCAACCTGATGGGAAGTTCTAATGGCTTCGCTTTCCGATATTCTCACAACAGCCAAAAACGTCGTCACGGCGATCAGCAATGTCAGCCAGACGTATTTAAATGTTCAGGGTGTCCAAA